TAGCCAGATGTTCCTGCAGTACCAGAGTATCCAGAATAACCCGAGTCACCGCTATAACCAGAGACACCTGAATAACCTTGCTCGCCCTTTAGCGGATTTGTATAAACATAGCCAGTAGAATCACCAGCTGCTGGATAGTTAGCCATTTATTTCCTCCAATTTATTCTTTCTATTAAGATCCTGTATAGCCTGAGATTCCAGAGTAACCAGATTCAGCATCTCCTGAATAACCAGAAACACCTGAGTAACCTGAAACTCCATCATAACCAGAAACACCCGAGTAACCAGATTCGCCTTCATAGCCAGAAACTCCAGAATCGCCTTCGTATCCTGAAATACCGGCGTATCCAGATGTTCCTATAGGTGCAGCAGTTCCAGAATAGCCTGAAGAACCTATTCCTGACATTCCAGAATAACCTGAATCACCTCGGGGTCCTCTAGCCACTGTAGGCATTACGTATGGAAATCCCGTAGTGTCGCCTGGACGAGGGTAAAGTGTCATTTATTAAAACTCCTCTTCGTTTTTATCTTTTAAATAATAAATCGCTCTAGAAAGAAGTTCGATCGAATCGTCAAAACCGCCCAAAGACATATTGCAGTTTCGACATAATAAACCTCTTATTTCTCCTGTTTTATGATCGTGGTCTACTGAAAATCTATTATGAACCCTGCTACTTGTAGAATCGCATCCACAAATAGCACATTTATTTTCTTGTCTTTCTAAGAGTCTGTCATAATCTTCTATTGTTATGTTGTAAAGTCGTTTTAGCTTACCATTTCTACGTTTTCGATCCCATTCATCAGAGCTGTATTTTCCTTGCTCTTTATACTTTTTGTACATCTTGCTAGTATAATATGGGTTGTTTTTATGAAATCTTTCTTTGTTCTCTTTACAGCATTCTTTACATGATGGATGAAGACCATCTTTTCTGTTCTTATCTTTTACGAAACATTCTTCTGATTTTTCTGTTTTACATCTGCAACATTTTTTCATTATTCTATTCTATTCTCTAAGAAAAAGAGCCTAACAGCGATCATGCCGTTAGGCTCTTCCAGTTTATACGCTGTTTATCTATACTTTATTTATTTTATTTACTTACTAAATCCGAGATTTCGTTTTAGTATTTGATGTTTATCACGCGGGTCCATTTTAAGGGAGCAAAAATCACGGGAACGCCGTATAGCAAGATCATCCACTTGTAAGCAGGAGCGACCGTTGCAAGATCCATCTTTACTAGCGGAGCTAGTTGACGGAAGGTTAGAACATCAGGAGTCATCTGACCGATGAATCCAGTATACGTGTTAGGCATACGGATACCATCATAATCGTAGTTTGCATCGGCAGTGGCTGCAAGAGGAATCGATTGCACCCAGTACTTCACACCAGCTGCATCGTTCACCTGAGTGATGAAGATGTCCATGAACTGAGCAGTATTAGCATTAGCATCAACACCAGATACAGCAAAGCGTAGAGTATTCGAACCCGAAGTTGTAATGGTTCCACCTGCGCAAGCCTTAGAAACGGTTTCGCCGTACTTATTGCGAAGAGTGAAAGAAGCAGTATAGTCACCAGCAGCAACCGAATAACCAGTTGCCGGAGTACCAGCAGCCGACATAGTGACAGTAACTGAACCTAGAGGCATTTCATCTGACTTGAGAAGAGCAGCTGCCGTAGGAGCAACTCTTGTCTTCTGCAAGAAGAAGGTTGGCTTTAGGTTTACACGACCAGCCTGAGTCATCAAGCTGTCGATGTTGATGTTGACCTGAGTGTTGCCAGTAGCTGTTGGGAGAATAACTCTCTGTGCAGCAGTTCCAGCGAACTCTTCGTTAATCTTTGCGAGAACAGGGAAAGGAAGATAAATGTCAGTTGGGAAACCGAAGTTATCAACAACCGTCTGTGCTAGATCGTTTACGATTGTAGTGAAAGGAGTTGTTGCGAAGGATGTGTTGCGAAGATCGTAGGTGTTTCCACTGTCGGCAATCATCTTGTCCATGCCAGCCCATTCAACGTATTCAGCAGAGTTACGACCTTTGTCGCGACCCCAGAACATTGCGTTTTCAATCTGACGTAGCATCCACATGATACCGTTTGAGTTTTCCTGAGCGATAACATCAGGAACCATCGTACGAACAAGAGTTAGAGGATGGCTGACCGAACGGGTTGTTCCCACGAACTTGACAAGAGCTGCGCGTCTTGCGTAGTCAGAGTTGGTCTGGTAAGGAAGTTCACCTTCACCCACAAAACCACCAGTCTGAGTACCGTAAGAAGTCAACTGGTTGTATTCTTCAACTGTTGAATAAGCAGGAGTCTTCGGAATGTCTTTCCAGAAGTTGATGTGCTTATCCGTAAATGTGATGACCTTTAGAGAGCTGTCAAGAGACTCAACTCTCAGAGACTGGGCGCCAGTAGTTCCATAGTTGGAACTGCCCCATGTCTGCCCTGCCATCATTTCGCCAGGAGAGCCAATACCCTCGAGAGCCTTGTTGATGGCCTGGACATCTTGCATATCACCTAATCCAAAACCTTGTACATCTTCCATGTTTTACTATTCCTCCTAATATTACTCTATACCGAGTTTGGTTCTGATTGATTCAGGTAGAATTGATACATCGCCCACTGCATCGAATCTCAATACAGTGTTTGTGTCAACTTGTCCTGCTAGACTCATGTCTAGAAGACGACTTGAAATCTCACTCTTGCTAAGTTGAGACTTAGAAAGAGATGGATTATCAATTCCCTTTATACTATCAGCTGATTTCAATAGAGATTTTCTAACGTTCATTGTGTTAGCGATGTTTACAATCGCCTTTTCAACTTCTTCTAGCCTTTCAACAGTTGCCAGAACTGATTTAGCCAATCCAGCTTCGACATACTCTGTTTCTTCAGACTTCTGAAGAGACTTTTCAAAATGTTCGGCATACTTCTTATCGAGAATCTCGACCGCCTTATTTACGATTTCAGCTGCAAACTCGTCAATGTCTAGATAGACGTTTTCATCATCCATTGACTTTTCAGCATCGTCTTCATCTTCTTTTTCTTCTTCTTTACCTTCAGACTTTTCAGCCTTTTCTTCCTTATCTTCGTCTTTATCGTCCTTGTCATCTTCCTTCTTCTCAAAAGGATTTTCGCCCTTTATGAGGTCGGGATCACTTTCAGACTTCTGACTGGTTGTTGCAGTTCCTGGTTCATTGGGACCTACTCCGCCACCTTCGTGCTTGATGGTCTCTGGACGAGCAACTTTAGCGCGGCCGCCGGAACCCTTAGGAGTCTCGATGTTTCCTTCGGAAGGATCATCATCGAAGCCCTCTCCGCTATCCATTCTAGAGCTAGAGCCGCACTGGCCGCCAGCCTTAGGATGAGTACCTGAGTTAGCTTCGTTCTTTTCGGTCTTGCTTTCATTATACTTTGGGGCACCTTCAACATTGTGCTGAACAGCTTCAGCAGGTCCACCAGACGCGGTGTGTTGAGTGTAGCCTTGAGCCTTGTTTAGAAGGTCTTTGACTGCTTTCAAAATATCGGACATCGTTTTTCCTCCGTTGTAGTGTAAATTACTAAGTTTTCGTTGATTTTTACTTCAGAACCTGAGATTCTTCAATAATCTTGGCAAAATTCTCAAATCCATCAGCTTTTCTAACGAGATTTATTACTTCATCGACGAGAACATCACTAGCCTCTGGATGTATTGCTTTCAATAGCTTAGCGAGCTCTTCATGAGATTTTTTAGCATCTTTGTATGACTGAGTAAGTCTTCGTTCTAGCTCTTCATCGGATTTACGAGAATCGGCGTCCAGTGATTCAACGCGAAGAGGCTCGGTTCCACTATAGTTAGAGCTTCCCCAAGAATGACCTGCAACTGCTCCAACACTTCCAATGGCCGCTAAGTCTTTTTGGAATGCGAGGTCTTTCTGAATGTAAGTGACGATTTCATCATAGGAGGGAGGAACGAAGGATTTTGAAACAACTTCAAATGTGCATGTCGTATTGACTGGGATGTGAGTGACCGCTACGTTTGTTACTTTGGCTTTGACAATCTTTGACTTATTTATGGCGGAACGTTGAACCACCTTTCCTTCAATTGAAAATCCTAGACGACGAGGATTTCCCAAAGACTTTAATTCTTGAGCTAATTTCCAAACATCTTCTGCTATTGGTATATTTTTAAATAACATTCCTTTAGTGAAGAAACCGATATGATCAATTTTCGAATAAATTGGAATACCAATAACATGGCTGGGTGAATTATTATGCATGAAATTTAACCAGCCTTGATTATTGTAGTATGTTATATCTAAACCAGATTTTACGATAGATTCTCCATCTGAATCCCAAGCCGGCGTCGAGGCGTAACCCTGGACAAATCTATCAGTTGCTTTTTCGGGATCGAAATTTTTATTCACAAACTCGGCTTTATTGATTTCACCTTCTCCAAACTCTATATTTTCTATATAGAATTTAAGATCTTCTCTAAGCTCTTGATTTTCATCCATTTACGAATTCCTCTATTTTAATTCTTAATTTTTCTTTATCTTTTAATTCTTTAGACCAA